TTTTGGTGAAGGTAACTTATATCCAGAACTGCTTAACCAAATGTACTACAGCTCACCACTACATGGTGCCATTGTAGATTTTAAGACAAATGCTGTTATTGGTGGAGGGTTTAATATCATAACTGATAAGCTAACTCCCCAGGAGAAACTTGACATGTACTCTTTTGAAAAGAAAGTAAACCTTAAGCACACCGTTAAGGCTGTTACTAGACAGTTAATTCTACACAATCGGGTATATTTTAAGCTATATTTTGGTGAAAAAAGAAAGCTAATCAAGGTAGAGAACGTATCACCGGAGAAAGTACGTATATCACCATGCAGAAAATACTACTATTTGTCTGATGACTGGAGCACTCGCATAGATACTGAGAGAATTAAGCCTTATCATATTGCATGTAGTGACGAAATACAGCTATATTGCTACGAAGTCAAGTCAGTTGGTCAAGATTATTACCCATTACCTACCTATACAAGTGCATTAAACTTTGCTTTTTTAAGTGGTGAACTATCTTACTTCGCAAAAAGCAACATTCAAAATAGTGTGTTCCCATCCTTTGCTATGATGTTCCCTAAACGTCCACAGTCTGAGGAAGAGAAACACATGATTAAGGAAACTATTGACCGCCTTAAAGGTGCAGCAAATGCAGGAAAGGCAGTAGCATTCTTTGCTAACTCAGCTGATCAGTTACCTAAGATTGAAAGCCTACCAACTAATGCCAATGACAAGCTATTCCATGAGGCATCTGCATTGAACACTGAGCAGATTTGCTTTGCTCATACTATTGACCCTATCTTGTTAGGGGTTCGTACATCCGGTAGCCTGGGTAATGGCAGTGACATCAAGCAGGCCTATGTGATATTTGAGAAAAATGTAGTAATGGAGCTACGTATGCAAATCACTACGATATTCAATGAGCTATTGACCATTGCTAAAATCCCTGCAGATTTCACAATCAATAACTTCCAAATAATTGGTGATGCTATTGTTGAGGTGGATGAGGAAACAGCAAAAGTTAAGGATGCATTGAATAATTTAAGTGATGCACTACTTGGTAAAGTACTTGAAAAAATGACTACCAATGAGATTAGAGCTCTAGCATCCTTACCTCCTATTGATGAACCTACTAACCCAGCTCAGTAATGTTATATTTTATCACTGAAACCTACCTTAAGACTAACACACCTATCACAGCCAATGTGGATGTAACAGATGTGACACCATACATAGCTACACAATCAGCTTTAAGGATACAGCCTATCCTGGGTACTACGTTCTACAATCACATGCTAACTGCATACAATGCTCAGACACTTACACCGGATGAAATAGATCTAGTTGAGTTCATTCAGCCTGTCATTGCGTGGAGAAGTGCAGAGGATGCTGTATTTGGATTGACGTATCAACTTAAGAATAAAGGATTGCAAACTCAAAACGGAGATTATTCAGCAAGCGTATCACGTTCAGAGGTAGCCTTTGGGATGGAACACTATGCACAAAAGGCTAGTTTTTTTGAGCAACGTCTAATAAGATGGCTATTAGCTAACCGTAACCTGTTCCCTATTTTTATATCCACTACCAACATGGATACTGACCTACGCCCTATGTTTAACCATTGCTCATGCATCAATCAATATCAAACAACTTGCACAGGTATGTGTGGTAACCTAAGAGAAAACGGATACAATAACAGCATCCTAATCTTATAATGGAGTCACAGTTCTATATATTGCTTAAGACCATGCAGGCTAACTGGCTTAAATTGTTAGCTACTATAAGTGCATTCTTAATGCCAATATCAGGACTGCTATTTTTGGTGGGGTTTGTTATCGTACTTGATACTATCACAGGTGTATGGAAGTCAATAAAGAACAAAACAAAGATAACTAGCAGGGGCCTCAGTGCAATCATTAGCAAGATGCTACTTTATGAGGTAACGGTTATCCTGTTCTATATGATAGATCACTTTATCCTTAATAATATCATACTTCAGTTCTTTTCAGTACAGCTATTACTCACTAAGGTACTTGCACTTATCCTGGTTAGTATTGAAGTCATGAGCATTAATGAGAATTACAAAGCAGTAAAAGGTCTTGACCTATGGCAGGCTATGAAAAACCTATTCTCCAGGGCAAAAGAAATTAAACAACATGTAGATGAAATTAGACACGACCAAGATATTTCAGGAACGCCTATCTAATGCTCAGTACTTCCATGAGGAGTCTGAAAAAACACAAATCTATTTACATCATACAGCAGGCAATGGTAACCCTATAGCTGTATCAAGATGGTGGAACAGCAACTCAGATAGGATAGCCACTGCATTTGTAGTAGGTGAAAGAGGTAGTATAGTACAGTGCTTTTCCTCTAAGCATTGGGCTTATCACCTGGGGATAGATAGCCAAGACTTTTCAGTGCATGGACTCAAATATCAAAACTTGAATAAGCTATCAGTAGGTATTGAGGTGTGTAACTGGGGCCCATTGAAGTTAAAGGATGGTAAGTACTACAATTATGTTAAGGGAGTGGTGGACCCATCCATGGTTACTACCTTAGATGCACCCTACAAGGGTAATAAATTTTGGTATAAGTATACAGATGAGCAGATAGAATCTACTCGGCAGCTTGTGGAGTACCTGTGCGATACCTATGACATTCCCAAGGCTTACCGGTCAGAGATATTCAGCATTGATAAGGAAGCATTCAAAGGTACTCCTGGGATTTATACACATAACAGTGTTCGTAAAGACAAGGCAGATATTTACCCATGCCCCCGAATGATTAAGATGTTACAAAGCCTATGAGATATTTAATACCTATACTCATCCTGCTATCCTGCTCAGCTCCTAAGAGAGCTCAATGGCACTATAAGAAAGCATTAAAAAATGGCCTTCAGTTAGTACAGGATAGTGATACTATCCGGATAACTACCATAGATAGCTTTGCAGTGATACGAAATGATACGATTGTATGGGAGAAATTCTATACTACTAAGGATACGGTGGTATATTTTAAGAATGTGTACGTTCCAAAGACTAGATGGCAAACACGAATAGAGTATAAGGAAAGGGTCAAGACATTAAAGATAAAAGGTGATACACAATGGAAAACTGCCAAGGCAAAGCAGGTAGTAAAGTATAGATGGGCGTGGTGGCCTATTGTTATTTCGTTCTTTATTGGTATATTGCTCCGTTTTTTAATTCAAAAGGGGCTGCTAGATAGAATAGCCCTGCTATTTAAGCTATGAGAAAACGACTATTTTATGACATTGAGACCTCTTTCAATGTCGGAGTATTTTGGAGGACAGGATACAACCTAACAATTAACCCAGGTGATATAATACATGAACGTGCGATCATCTGCATCTGCTATAAATGGGAGGGTGAGGATGAGATTCACAGCCTAACATGGTCCAAAAGTCAGAGTGATAAGCAAATGATTGAGAAATTTGTCAAAGTTCTAACTGAGGCGGATGAAATTGTAGCTCACAATGGGGATAGGTTTGACCTCAAATGGATACGTACAAGGGCTTTATTCCATGGTATTGGTGTTATGCCATCCCCAAAGACAATAGACACTCTTAAATGGGCTAAAAAGTACTTTAATTTTAACTCAAATAAACTAGACTACATAGCTAAGCTACTCAAGGTAGGGGCTAAGATGGATACAGGAGGCTTAGATCTATGGAAAGACATCGTATTTCGCAAAGACCAGGAGGCACTAGATAAGATGGTGGCCTATTGCAAGATGGATGTTGAAGTACTTGAGTCAGTATTCAATAAACTAAACAGCTATACGCTATCTAATCATAACTATGCAGTACAGCATGGAGGTGATAAGTATGAATGCCCTGAGTGCGGAGCTGCTAACTTCCGATATAATAAAAAAGTAGTTACTGCTTCCGGTACTGTACATCATTGGCTTAAATGTAAAGAATGCAATAAGCATCATAAAATAAATCACCTGGTGTTCACTAAGTATCAGGAATATCTATACAAGCGTAAGTCTATAGCCTGATTTTTGCGGAGATTATTTAAGCTTTTACCCTGATTTTATTACATATTTTTTAAGTTTTTAGGCTGACTCCTTGTTTAGAATGATTATAAATTGTGGAAAATTATGCAAAATTGTTTGCATATATGAAACTATTTGTATCTTTGTCAGGTATTAACACTTAAAAATTTAGTTATGATAGAGCAAATCAAAGCGTATGAGCAGGAACTTAAGTTCCAATATGAGGAGCTGATGGATGCATTTGGACCATTTGACTCAGCTACTCAAAGAGCATTCTTAGAATGGAATGTGATGGATGAATTATTAACCCGATTAAAATTAAACTAATGGAAAGAGAACTATTCAAAGCAGTAGCAGGTATGGCTATAGTCGTGGGTACTATGGTAGCAATGTATAACCTTTTATTTATTATGATATGCAAGTAACAGAAGTAACAAACGACACAGCCTACTTTGAGAGAGCATTCATGCATGGAAGCTGTAGTTATATCATCAGAGATCTACATGGAGATTGGTATATCGAGCTGAATGACTTTAATGCCTTAGAGCATCCTGGAGAAGTGGAGCTTGACTATGAGCTAACCGATGAGGAGAAAGCTGATGTACAGTATCAGATAGAATTACATATTAGTGAAAATAATATCATTGAAGAGTTAACTGACCCAGCTAACTACTACGATGAGGATGAGTGGAGGTACCTATGATTATCGGTAGAGATTTATATAGCATGGCTGAATGGTGGATACGTCAGTCCATGGCAGGAGATAAGGGGGGCTCCTTTAACATCCCCCTATATATCGAATACTTAAAAGCTAGAAACTCATGTTTAGATTATTGTACTTCTACGAAAGCAGGCTTGCAGAAGCTTACACTTTCCCAACAAAAGCACTTTGCCATTGGAAACTCCAACAGTTCAGGGCAGCAGGAACTCATATTTACGGACACTTTGTAATTGAAAAGGTATGAAAACAACAATTAAAGTAGGTAGCGACTTCTCAGGGGTAGGAGCGTTTAACCAAGCCCTAATGAGATTAGGGATAGATTATCAGGAAGTATTTGCCTGTGATATGGATAAGTTCGCTAGGCAAACATTCATCCATAATTATGGAGAGCCGGAGTACTATCCTATGAATGTATATGATAGAGAGATACCAAAGGAAAGTTTAGATATCTATATGACATCACCTCCATGTCAGGCATTCAGCACGGCTGGTAAGAGATTAGGTAAAGAGGATGCAAGAGGTATTTTATTCTTTAACAGTTTAGAATTTATCCAGGTTAATAATCCACGTTTCTTTATTTTTGAGAATGTAAGAGGATTGCTATCTCATGATAAGGAGAATAAGAAGGATAAGATAGGCAGAACGTTTAAGGAGTGGATAGATTATCTAGGTGGTAAATCAGTTAATGGAATAACTACTATGATGCCAATAGATGGTGCTGTACCTTATCATCTACATTACAAAGTATTGAATGCTAAGAAACATGGAGTGCCACAAAATAGAGAGAGGGTATTTTTAATAGGTATTAGAGATGATCAGGATAATACATTCACATGGCCAGCTGAGGAGGAGTTAACAAAAAGATTAAAGAATGTACTAGAGGATAGTGTAGATGATAAGTATTTTTTGAGTGAGAAAATGATTAATGGATTCTTAGCTCATAATAAAAGACATATTGAGGAGAAAGGTCAAGATGGATTTAATTGGAAACCAAAGGATGAAACACAAATAGCTAACTGTTTAAGAGCAAATGCAGCACTTTGTGCTACTGATAATAGTATTAAAATAGGTTATATTAATCAGGATACTCAGGCATCTGCATTATATAGTGATGATGGATTAGCTCCTACTATGTGTGCAGGATCACATGGATATGCTATGGGATATATTCAAGTAAAATCAGGCACAGCTAAAGGATATGATGAGGCTACTGAAGGTGATAGTATTAATCTTTCATTCCCAGGATCCGAAACGAGAAGAGGTAGAGTAGGTAAACAAGTAGCTCAAACATTAGATACTGCTTGCAATCAGGGGGTGATTATGCGCTTATTTCATTGGGGTAAAGGAAAAAATAATGAAAGAATGGTTTATGATAAAGAGGGAATTTCTCCTTGTATGACATCAGCTATGGGAATGGGAGGCGGATATACACCAAGTGTGATTAATAATTACAAAATCCGTAGACTAACACCACGTGAATGTTTTCGATTAATGGACTTCCCTGATACATTCACCTGGCCTGTATCAGATAGTCAAGCCTACAAGCAAGCAGGCAATAGTATAGTAGTAAGAGTATTAGAGAAAATTATTAATAATCTACCATTATGAATGCAGAACTTTTTGAACTCAGTAAGGTGCTTAATGAGGATATAGTGGATATCATTAGGGCATATCAGCTGAACACACCTAGTAGAAAGCAGGAGATAGTCAGTAAAAGATACTACCTGTATAACTATATGTATGAGAACAGGCACATGACCACTACACTGATTGGTCACTACTTTAATCGTGATCATAGTACGGTGGTCCATGGCATCCAAGAACATAAGTATTGGTACCATAGAAAAGACCAAAACTACCTCAAGATGATATACCCCATTCCAGAACTCATTAGGCCCAAGAGGGCAGACATTAATATCTTTGATGTCGATGTTATGCCGATAGATGACGAGGAAACTAGGGTAACAATCACAGGTAATTTCCCTGCTAAATTATTAAAAAGTTTTCAAGAGAGAATGACTAAGAATGAGATTAGCACTACATTTGAGCTATCATAATTTTTTAAGGGTTAATACTAAGGAGGGGCTTCGGCTCCTCTTTTTTATGACCGTATGACGATGTGACAGTTCTCTTATATAGGGTCCTTATAAAATACACCACTAAAAAAGTTTGTACTTTGGAAAATTTATCGTCATATCGTCATGAAATCACTGAAACATAAGCCTGCATTGGTTTATATCCATGACGATGATTTTATTTTATCGTCATTAATTGTCTTTTTATCGTCATTTATTATATTTGTAACCATGTTTAACCCTAAAATATCAGTTTTCAGGAGCTTGTTTAACTCCAAAGAAACACCTTTCACACTTGAGGCCATAGAAGTGTACAACAGAATCAAGCAAGGAAACCCCGAGCTGATTAACAAAATAAAAAAACTGCGTGCTGGAGATGCAGATAGCAAGATGCAGCTGATGGCTATCATGTTTAACGGCACATTCTCTGAACGCAAAGATGATGGACTCATCCAACACTCAGGGCTTTGTGTCCTAGACTTTGATAAGTACCCAGATGCTAAGACATTGAAAGCTGAACGGAACAGGCTCAAGGATTGCCCCTATGTGTACATGATGTTTACCTCACCGAGTGGTAATGGACTCAAGGTAGTTATCCGTACACCTGAAAGTGATAAGTTCGAACACAAACGGAGGTTTGAGGCATACAAGGACTACATTAACAGTGATTATTTTGACGTGGCTAATAGCAACGTGTCAAGGGTTTGCTTTGAAAGCTATGACCCTGATGCATATCTCAATGAGTTCTGCGAGGTGTTCCAAGGAATTACCCAGGATAAAGGATACCATAAAGCAGAAAAGATAGCAGTGCTTCCCATTGCTAATGAGGACCGTATCATTGACCTAATCATGAAGTTTAATCATGGGGTGTTTGAACAGGGCCGTAACAATTGGACATTCAAGGTTGCCTGTTGTATGTGTGAGTATGGAGTTGATCAGTATGCCGCTAAGAATTACCTTCTACAATATCAACAGGAGGATTTTACAGCGAGTGAAATCAATAACACTGTAGCCAATGCATACAAAAGTAGCAACTTCAACACCAGGTACTTTGAGGATGCACAGACAGTTAACAAAGTAAAGCTAAAATTAAAAGAGGGCCTTAAGGATGAGGACATCCAAAAGCAGTTAGGTGTGAATGGGTCCATAATTGAGTCAGTAAAAGAGGAGGTTCAAAATAGTGATGATGTATTTTGGCAAGCAGATGGTAAAAAAATTACTATCGTGCCGCATGACTATGCTAAGTTTCTGCAAAAACATGGCTTTGCTAAGTATTACCCGGAACGTAGCAACAAGCCTACCTATGTCTACATTGAGGAAAACAAGGTATCTGAGAGTTCAGTGGAGCTGATTAAGGACTTTGTACTCAAGTACTGCCTAGCCAAAGGTGAACTTGACGTCTACAATCACTGTGCTAAGTCAGCAAATTTGTTTACTGAATCACACCTTAATATGCTAGAGTCTATTGATATGCGTATCTTACAAGATAGCCGGTATGTTAGTTATATCCCATTCAATAACGGAGTGGTAGAGGTATCCAAGGACAAGGTAGAGCTCATGAGCTACATTGATATAGATGGGTACATTTGGAGGGAACAAATAATCAAAAGAAATTATAGTCAAATCGCGATTCACGATAACAATTTTCAAGATTTTGTACATAAGGTATCAGCCCAGGATGAGCAACGCATCAAAGCAATGGAGTCAACACTTGGCTACCTCATCCATACATTCAAAGATAAGACTGACCAAAAGGCAATCATTTTTAATGACCAGGAGATTGATGATAACCCCAACGGAGGTAGTGGTAAGTCATTGATGTTGACAGCCATCGGCAATATCCGTAAAATAATCAAGATAGATGGTAAAGCATACAACCCTAGCAAGAATGATTTTGTCTACCAACGGGTTAACATGGATACTCAGGTGCTTGCATTTGATGATGTTAAAAAACACTTTGACTTTGAACAACTATTTTCCCTAATCACTGAGGGCATACCGGTCAACCGAAAAAACAAGGATGAGATCTATATCCCATTTGAACGTTCACCCAAAATAGTTATCACTACCAACTATGTGATTAGTGGTGCAGGTACCTCACATGACAGGAGGAGGCATGAGATAGAGTTCTTTCAGTACTTCAATAGCCAACGTAACCCACAGGATGAGTACGGTAAGCTATTGTTTGATGAGTGGACAAAAGACGAATGGAGTGCATTTGATAACTATATGCTATCTAATCTGCAAATGTACCTGCAGAATGGATTGGTTCGAAGTATCTCTATTAATGCAGATGCTAAGCGTTTTATCCAAAACACATGCAAAGAGTTCTATGACTTTGTGATGGATGGCAACATAGCAATTGGGGTAAGACATTACAATAAAGCATCCTTTGAGGCATTCCAAGCAGATACTAATGGCTTCAAAGACCTTGACAGCAGGAAGTATATCAAATGGGTGCAGTCATATGCATCTTACAAAAATTATAAATTCAATAAAAATAGAGATCAACATGGCAGATATTTTGAAGTTAATCCTGCTGATTAGCATACTAGCAGGGTGCAAGAGCTCACAGCAATGTGATGCATACGGATACATAAAGTTAAATCAATACGACTACATTCAGGTAGTAGGTTACACTGATACTGTACCTACCTTTGGCGAGACATGGATGCAATT